AGCATATGTTTTATACTCTTGTCTTGTAATTAAATCTGCCATCAACTGTCCTCCTGTCTTTTAATTGGACTCTAAAAATCCAATTAAAAGACAGGGATTTTTCAATCCCTGTCCTGCTTAAAATTAAGCTACGTAACGGATAGCGCTTACGCCAGCACCGTTGTTTGTTGTAATTTGTGTTAGACCTGTACGCAGGCTAGCAACCATTACACGACGCTGTGTTTCAACCAGGTCGTCTGTGTCAACACGTAGACCACGCTGATTACCAACTACGAAGTTCATTGGTGCGTATGCAATAGCAGCAACTTCACCAGCGGCCTTGCTGTTGAACTCAGCACTTACTAGTACTGGAGTATTTGCAACAGTACCGATCTGACCTGTTAGGAAGGTAGCTTGTGTACCAACTTTATCCATTGTCTGGAAGTTAGCATCATCTAGTAGGTCAAAGTAACCTTCTGTGCTAACAACATAGATCATTTCGGATGGGTCTAGACCCCAAGCACCTAGATCACGACGTGCATCGCGCAGTTTAGCAACAGTTAGCTTGTCAGCATTGCTGATATCTAGTGTAACTGCACTTGCTGCGTCATAAGCGGCCAGACCCTTAACAGGATCAGCGCCTGCACCAGCACCCAGACTGAATGCTTTGTCAACTGCACGAGCAACACGGCGAACCATGGCATCACGTACAACTGGCATGATTGCTAGTAGAGCGTCTTCTTCCTCTTCGAAAGCAACGTACTCGTTTGTAGCAACCTTGTATGCATTCAAGGTGATTTCTTTTAGAGCGTGAGTAGCATTGCCACCTGCGCTATTGCTTGTACCGAACTGAGCGTTCTGTACCCATGTTGCCATGCCAGCCTCTGGATTTACAGGGATAGTCATAACATTGGTCTGCATAGCGATAGCACGCAGAGTAGGAGCAATCACTAGACGACGGCGAACTTCGTTTTCCATGTTTAGGCTAACTTCAAGTTCCCATGTAGCGCTTGGTACGTGTGCACCATACTTTTGAACCATTTGACCACCAAACTTGGTGCTCTCTAGGCTCTTACCAGCCATCTTAGCCAGCAGAACAGCCTTTTCCTTGTCCTGATAGCTCATTTCACCTTGCTTAGCGTCGGTGAACTGCATACGGCTCTTTTGAATAGCTTCTAGTTCGGAAGCCTTCTCTTTTAGTGCAGCTTCTAGACCTTCTAGGGCTTTCTTCTGCTCAGCGCGCTCGTTTTCGAAACGCTTTTCAACTTCAGCTAGTAGCTTCTCAGCACCAGTTTCTGTTGGTGTTACTGCTGCAACGGCAGCCTTGATACGAGCTTGTAGCTCTGCTTCTGCCTTTTCTTGGGCAGCCTTCTCAGCGGCAGCCTTTTCTTGGGCCTGTACTAGGGCCTTAGCTGTCTGCTCAGCAGCCTTAGCAGCGGCATCTGCTAACATTTGCTCTAATTGTTTTGGATCCATGTTCCATTCCTTTGTAATGTCGCCATTTGCTTCCGTTGAGGATTCTAGCCCTTTAGCTGACTCGCTGCTGGGTGCAAATTGCTGTTTAAATAAACTATATTCTTCGTCATTGTCAAATGACTTGGAAAGATTAAATAATGTATTTTGATTAGCTGGTACTGACACTACTGAAATTTCATGTAGTTCCAAATCTTTAACTAAGAAAACTTCTGCTGCTGTATTGTACTCTGCATCTTTGATACGGAATCCAATACTAAAAGCACTCAGAATGCCTTTCTTAATCAACTTATACACATCGCCGGCCGCATCAGAGATTTTGGCTTTAATCCACAATCCCCTGTCGTCAACTTTGTGTTCTACCATTTTGCCAACGGGCATTGTGTGATTGTGATAAGCAAGAATGATAGGATTCTTTACATACTCCTGCATTCCCTTTTCCCAAACACCTGCGGGCACCACGTCGCCGTGGCGATCCTTGTCGTTGGTAGACGCGTAACCCTCAATCATAATGCTCTGATCTTCGTCATCGTCTTTTGGTAGTGCCTTCGCAGTAAACTTACTATTAAAGTAAAGTATTTTATCTTTATCTACCATAATACTCCTTTATTGCTGAGGTCTACCACCTTGCGATGGATCAGCAGCACTACCGGCGATATTAGCCGGTATTCTTAACTCGTCATGCCCTTCCAGTTTGGCATAACGCAATTCTGTTCTGGCTTCGTTAGGAGTGATAACTCCACCATTAACCAAACTTACATGATATTGAGCTATGTCTTTAAGCTCAGGCTGAAGTGCGTTAACATTGCTTGTAATTGGTTCCACGTCATATCCGAAGTATCTCTCGATACTAGACACGTATCTGCGCACCATTGGTAACACTGTTTCCAGGTAAAATAGGCGTAAATTAGGGGAAATGTTAGCATTGTTACCTCCCATTAATAAAATTGGGGGTACACCAACCGCAGTCATAATTTTTTCACTGTGTGTTTTAATAGACTGGTCAAAGTCCATTTCTTTAAAACTTGTGTCACTAATGTTGTGTGGCTTTAAGCCCGAATCCAAGATGATTGGACGCTTGCCGCCATTTTTTGAGCTGTATTTTTGTAACCAGTAACTAATTGTTTTTTCTTTAGCAACTTGCGATAAAGTGTTGTCCGATGTTAATACTAGTCCAAAAACAGCACCGTTATCAAAAAACTGCTCTTGGAATTGTTGCATTGAGTACAAGATCTTGATACTACGTTCGGCTGCTTCCAGTCGCGATGCACCACGATAAATACTCTCACTACTTACATCACGAAAGTAAAATACTTCCGACTCCTTAAAGTCAACAGCACCGTTGTATCTGTAGCCTTTAATAAATGTTTTTTGGTCTGTTAAGATTTCGACGTTTGCACTGGGCAAGTGGTATAAAAATGTACCATCAAAGTGCACAAATGCATTGCCTTCCAGCAACAAGTCAGTGAATATACACTGACGAAACTCCAGTGCACTCTGGTAAGGGTTTGGTCGAAAGTTCAACAGTGTGTTTAGCGTCTTTTGACGCACACCGCCTTGTACACCGTCGTGTACTTTATCTTTTATGTCGTAGTCTAGCGAGCTGCAGGCTGCTACCAGCATGCCTACACTGCGATTAACAGACTCCAACTTTTTAAACGCCTGAGAGTAGGTAAGCGGTTTGGAATCCGTACCAATCTGTGTGCCCTCGGCGTCTGCAATTCTGTACTGCGCTGGATTTAGCTTTTCCACTAAATAGTGGCGCAAATTAGTTATATAACCCATGTTTTGACCCTAGCAAAATTCGCTGAACCAGCTGCCTTGCGATTGCTTAGGTATAACATCACCACCCAAAAACTTTTCACGCTGTAGTTCTATCCAGCGAGCCTGTTTAGGCTCTGACCCTGGTCTTGGAGTTTTACCATAGACTCCGTGTAGCGCTACATGGTGTCGGTTACATAGGGTGTAAACCTGGTCATATAGTTCACTATGGTGTTCTGCAATAAACTCGTCTCTTACAGCTAAAATGCCTTCGTCGGTACTGATATCGTACTGCTTGCGCTGAGCCCACTGCTCCAACAATAGTGTTACGCTGTGTAAATGATGCAGTTCCAAATCGACTTTGGTGCTACATATATAACAGCAATCTTGTTTCTCGTATGCGGCTTTTGCCCTGTCACGAACCCACTTTACCGGAATTCGTTTGTTTGTGTTTTTGGCCATAAGTAAAAAACCACCTTTGGAGATAAGAGTATTATACACCAAAGGTAAGTGTTTGTCAACGTAAAAATTTATCCTGCCCTTAGATTGTGTAAGTATACAGCGGATAGCGGACCGCGTCGCCCATGTGCGAGAACTTGTCGTGCAGTGGTCGTTCTTTCGTCAAACCTTCGCGGTTATCCCAACGGTACTGCTGGAACATGCCTAATACATGTTCGCACTCACGTAAGACCTTTAATCTGCCTTGTTGGATTAGTGTTTGCACGTACGCAATGCCTGGCAGCACGTCCTTTTTGGCTTTGGTGCTTGCAATATCGTATAAGTAGGCAAGGTCGCTGGCAAATTGTGCTGCTGCCGAGTCAATAAACACGTTCGACACCTGCCAACGTTGACACAGCTGCTGAAACACTTCCGCGTGTTCAGCCGTAGTCCGCTCAGCTTGCAAGTACTCGGCTACTATATAGAAACAATCGCGGTCAAAACTGTATACAATCACCACAAACGCAGTTTCGTCGCGATATCCAGGGTCGCAGCCTGCAATTACCTCACAGCGGTGCAGGTTGAGTACGTCCTCCGGCAGTTCGTCGATGACATTGTCGTCTACTAAATTGTAAATTTGGCCTTCAAACGTGGTAAAGCTGGCCATGTACTCTTGCTCAAATTCAGCCTTGCTCATGCTGCGGCGAGCTTCTTCCACGTCTGACTCAGCCATGCGTACATTTTCACTGTAGTCAGCTTGTAGTGAAACCCACTCTGGATATTCCGCTAAAAACCCACGCTCCCAAAATTTCGAAAACCAGTTTTGCTTGCCGCGCGGTGTGCTGATAAACAGGGCTTTTGCAGTAGGCTTGTCTAGGGTTGGTCGCAGTGCGACGTTAAAAGCAGCCTCGCCTCCGTCTCCAAGAGCGGCCTCGTCGAATATGATGAGATCATAGCTGCGTCCAACTGTACTGTCCACGGTACTGAGCGAGCCCATGCGTATAGTGCTGCCATTACTAAGTTCAATTATCTTGTCCTTTAAGTTGTCGCGTGTAACTTCCAAGTCAAAGTGCTTGATTAACCGGCGTTGCAGCTCAAACGAGATGCTGCTTAAGTTGTAGTTGGGCGAGATGATTAAGACGTTGGAGTTGGGCACTAAGGTAACCAGCTGGCCGATTATATTGGCGATATAGGTTTTGCCCAATCGACGGGCGAGTGCTGCACAAACGAAACGATATTTAGGATCGTTAATGGCGTTGATTAGGGCAATTTGTGGACGGTTGATAGTGTCCCATAAATTCAACAGTTTAAGGTAGTTGGTAATGGGCAGTTTAATAAACCTGTGCTGCGGCTCAAACTCCACAATGTGGTCGCAGTCTATGTCTGGTCGGCTAATAGTTAACATTAAACACCCTCGCCGCTAATCAGCTGCTGTATTAGTTTGGAATACTTGGTGCCGTCCAAGCCCTCATTGATTTGCACGTTAACCTGCTTTTGCGGCCCGGTGGCTTGCTGTGCTTTGGCCAGCTGTATTTCACGGTCCAGCAAGTCCATGCTCATTTTGTGTGATAGTGCAAGTAGGTCAGCAATGTCTTTGCTCGAACCTACCCCAGACTCCTCCAGCTCCTGAAACTTTTGGCGGATGAGTGCGTCCATGGCTTTGCGCATTAAGAATCGGTTGTTGTAGCCGGTGTCCATAAACACGTGGTCAATATACTGCTTTACCTCGCGACGGCTAAGGTAGTCTGTGACCAGTTTAGGATCAATGTCCAATTCGTGTGCAACTTTTTTGGCGTCCTGAAGTTGAAGATAGCAGTTGGCAACCTCTAAAGCTTCAGGAGATATGTGTACTGTCTCGGCCGGTAGGTGCGTCGTCATCTGCGTATTCCTGATAAAATCGTCGTTCTTGAATAGTAAGCGTGTCTTTATGCGTACGACGAGGATTCTGGCATAGGGGACATTTTGATATACCACAATCTAGTGAGTGGCGCTTATTGTAGTGATGTGGAGTTTTCGGTGCCAAGTGGTACTGTTTAAGTAACTTGGCTTGCTTAACCTGCATGGTTTTGCTTTGGTGTTGACGGCGTGTACGTATTTGTTTAACTTCGGGTGCGCTCATTTTTTTGCCTCCAATTTTTTAGATTATAGCAGGTTAGTGCTGCGAATACAAGTTAAGATTTTGGCACCTTAAGGGTTTCGAAAAATCCCATATAGGCCGCGTGTGGGTGGGCCGAGCGATTATTCAAGTTTTGGTAGTCTAATAACCGCCCTCTATTGTACCACATCAATTGGTTCCCCGTCAATAGGTAGTTTCCCTACTGTGCAATCTTTTTGTGGGTGTTATACTGTGCGCTGTTGCATGGGGCAACAATGATGCAGGCAAAAACCCCACACTTGACTCGGGAATTGTTCTGCACTATAATATAGTTTTCTGACTGACTTATAGGAGATTCTGACATGACTGCAAAGACTGTGAACTACACTCCCGAGCAAACTGCCAAGATGGTTGCGGATTATTCCGCAGGCGTTAGCGTTGAGATGATTGCTCAGGAATTGGGTAAGACTGTGCGTTCTGTGGTTGCAAAACTTTCGCGTGAGAAGGTTTACAAGGCTAAGGAATACAAGACCAAAACGGGTGAGCTTCCCGTTAAAAAAGATGCACACGCTGATTATATCGGCTTTGCACTTAGCTTGACTGAAGCTGATACAGAATCGCTTACAAAAGCGAATAAGACTGCATTGGCTAAGATTGTAGACTTTATCAAGGCTGAAAAGGCCTGACAGTTGCAAGGGGCTTTGCCCCTTGCTATAATATCGCTATGCTGATACTTAATGAACTGACTGAAGCCCTGGGGCTTAAACTACCTATCACACTTGTTGTGCGTACACGCCGCAATAAAACCTGTGATGCATACTATTTGCCAATACATAGCGACCGAACTGCTAAATTGATTGGGCATAAAATTGTTATATACACTAAAGATGTGACCCGAGATTTTAGGACACTACTTGCACACGAACTAATACACGCATGGCAAGAAGAAAACAGAAAAGCAGAAACGCATGGCAAACACTTTAAGAAACTAGCCAAGCAATTAGAATCACAGTTTGGCTTTACTGAAATTTATATTAAAGGGATTGACGAAAAATAACCCCAAAGACCTTAGGGTCTTTGGGGCGCCAATTATACTTGTATAATTGCAACCGTGTCAATAGGTGTTTTCCCCTATGTTGTATTTTTGCACAGAGCTTGTGTGGTCTAGGTTTTTGTGTATAATGGCTGTATGGATAGGAGAACAGATATGTGGCTTAGATTGCAACTTGCAATTTTGATTGCCCGCAGACTTATACAAGCTACAGGCATGGGACTGCATGATGCTTGCAGAATTGCGGGAAACAGGTATAATGTGGATGCTTCCCAAGTTTATCGCGAAATAACAAACTGAAAGGTTAATTATGTTTACAGAATACACAACCCTTGAGCAGATGCAAGCTACCATCTGGGATTTTTATAAAGATGTGCACGGTTTTCGTCCTCGCCATTTCACACAACAAGAATGGGATTCTATGGAATTCCTGCAAAGGGAATATGATAACCTTTGCAAGATTGTAGACAATATGTCCCCTGAGCAAAAAAGGGAGGAAGGTTGGGGCTATGACGATAGCATGGATGGCGATCACGCCTCAGCCCTTGCCTCTGCGGGTTGGGGTACTGATGAGGATTACGGCTATTCGGGCGAACCCGACTACGATTGGTAACGCAATAACCCTACTGTTGGTAGGGTTATTGGCGCCAAAATTATACTATATAATTTTGAACCGTGTCAATAGGTGTTTTCCCCTATGTTGTATTTTTGCACATTAGGGTTTGTCCTAGGTTGACGGGTTTGCGGGAATCGCTATAATAGGGGCATGAACAGCAAACGATACACAACAAAACAAATTGCAGAATTTGCACAATTTTGCAAGCGTCACGGCTTGACATTTGCAACACTTGTAGAGTATAATTCGGCATTGGCTCAATATTTCACAGAGGAATAAAAATGATTAAGAGGATTGCAATATATGACATGGATGGCACAATTGTTTGTTCCTTGCATCGTTATCGTACCATTATTGATGCAAATGGTGAGCGTATTGACCTTAATTATTGGCGTGAAAATGAGTATCGTGCAAGCGATGATTCTCTGCTACCCTTGGCTGAAAACTACAAGCGAGATTTGGCAGATACTAATTGTTATGTTGTTATTGCTACTGCCCGTATTTTGCGTACCCCTGATCTTGCATTTATATCTGAGAAACTAGGCGATCCTGATTTTATTGTTTCCCGTCCTGATGGTGAAACTATTTCAGGCGGTACTCTTAAGATTAATGGTTTGCGTAAGGTTTTCGATATGTTGCCTAATGTAAATCGTAATGATTGTGTATTTTACGAAGATAATGTAAGTTATCTCAAGGCAGTTTGCGATTATTTCAATATTCGCGGTGTTTATATTCCAAGCAAGCAAGGACATTAATTATGTTTGAGGTTATTATGTGGTTTTTGGGTATGGTTATTGCCACGGGTATTTTCTTTATTTGGGAATATTATTATATGCGCGACCGATAGCGTTTCACGTGAAACAGCCGCTGTTGTATAAAAACAACAGCGGCGCCAATTATACTAGTATAATTGAGCGCGTGTCAATAGGGAAAACCCTAATTTTGCGATAAAATTTTTCTATCGGGTCGATAGAAATTTTCAATGGGCAAGGGGGTTGACAATACCAAAAAATGGGCGCATAATTCACCTTGTTTATCACTCAGGAATATCTAAATGGCTCGCAAACAATATTTTGCAATTCTCGATACAGAAACCACAATTAATGATACTGTTGCAGATTTTGCAATTATTATCTGTGATCGCAATGGTATTATTTATAATCAATGCGCGGTATTGGTTCACGGCCATTATGACACAATGGAATTATTCCACGATAAAAATACTAATGATATTTGGGGTTATGCTGGTTTGCAAAAACGCAAAGCGCAATATTCTGCCATGCTAGATTCAGGCGTTCGTATGCTTGCATCAGTTAATGCCATTAATCGCTGGATTAATCAGGCTATTGGTAAATATAATCCTACTCTTACCGCATATAATCTTGCATTTGATTTGTCAAAATGTGCCAATACTGGTATTGACCTTACTGGTTTTAATTCTAAATTTTGTTTGTGGCAAGCCGCTGTAGGTAATATTTGCCGTACTAGAAAATTCAAACAATTTGCACTTGAGCATCACGCATTTAATAAACCCACACAAAATGGTAATATGACTTTCAAAACTAATGCCGAGATTGTTTGCGCGTTTATTAATAATAATTTTATTGAGGAACCGCATACTGCATTAGAAGATGCCCGAGATTTTGAATTGCCTATTCTCGCAAATATTATCAAAAAGCGTGATTGGCAAGATAAAGTTACTGCATATAATTGGCAAGATTTTCAGGTTAAAAATCATTTTGTTGCACGATGAAATCACTTTGGATTATTGCACTATTATTGCATTTGCACGAAGATAAACGGCTAGATTCTGAAATTGATAAACAGCCGTTTATTATGCAAACAATTACGGAGATTATATAATGGAAATTATTGGTTGGATTGGTTCGATACTATTAGCATTTTGCGGATTACCGCAAGCAATAGAATCTTACCGCACAAAATCCTCTGACGGATTAACTTGGGGATTATTGTTAATGTGGTTTTGGGGTGAGATATTTACCATTATCTACATTATCCCAAAATGGCATTGGCCTTTGATATTTAATTACACTGCAAATATTATATTCCTTGTAATTATTATATATTATAAGCTTTTTCCAAAAAGATAAACCCAAGTTAGTGAGCGCTCACTAACTTGGGGCGCCAAAATTATAACATATAATTTTGGCCCGTGTCAATAGGGATAAACCCCTATGTTGTATTTTTGCACAGGTGTTGTCTGTGCGCTTTTTTCGTGTATAATATGGGCATGAACCGAGAAAAACTGCAACAATTTCTAACCCGTCAGACCGACAGGGTTTGGGATAGGCTTTGCGAAAGCTATCCCCGATTGGTGCGATATAATCCGCCTGCAATTAAATTAAATGGCAGATTATGGCGCACTGCCGGATTTTGCCACCAAAATGAAAATGTGGTAGAATTGGGTTATAAATTTTTTACTGCAAACCACGATTATTATGCGGAAATGATTGATATTATTTTACCGCATGAGATTATTCACCAAGCAGATTTTAATCTATTTGGCGAAAGCGAGAAAAAATGTGGACATGGTAAAAACTGGTGTGCTATAATGCAAACCTACGGATTATCCCCACAAAAATATCATAACATGGAAATTTCACGATGATTAAATTTATTAGTTGGCTTGGGACATTTACTAGCATTTTGGGCAGTTTTATTGTTGCAATGCAAATATTTGTTTGGGGCTATTCTCTGTTTCTAATTGGTTCAATTAGTTGGTTAATTGTGGCAATTACAAAAAGGGATTTTCCACTAGGTATTTTGAATGGCACATTTTTGTGTGCTAATATATTGGGATTATATAAGGCAATTATGTAATAACCCTACGCTTGACAGGGTTTTTGGATTCTGTTATACTGTAGATTCTTAAGTCAGAAAGGAAACGCAAAATGTCTGCAAAAACTGTTAATTATACTGCCGAGCAAACTGCTCAAATGGTTGCCGATTATCAGGCTGGTATTACTGTTGAAATGATTGCCCAAAATATGGGTAAAACTGTTCGTTCGGTTGTTGCGAAACTCTCGCGCGAAAAAGTTTATAAGGCAAAAGAATATGTTTCTAAAACTGGTGAAAAGCCAGTTAAAAAGGATGTTCATGCCGATGCAATTGGGGCTATTCTCCGATTGCCCGAAAATGATATTGAATCGCTTACTAAAGCGAATAAATCGGCTTTGAAAGCCATTTTCGAGGCATTAGCCAATTCAAAACCGATTTAATCGGTTTAAATCCCCGAAAGGGGATTTTTTATTATCTGCTATGTAAGTGAGCGCTCACTTCGCTTGCGCCAAAATTATATCATAATTTTGGGGCGCGTGTCAATAGGTACTTTCCCTAATGTTGCTCCCACGCAACAGGTTGGGTCTGGTTTTGGCCAAATGCGAATGATTCTCATTCGCAACACAAGTTAGCAAGCACTCACTAACCTGCCAGCGAAGTAAGCACTCACTTCGCGCAGCTATGCTGCTGCGCCAGTGCAAAAACTCCAGTGCAAAAACTTGAAGGTTCCGGCGCGCCCATTATACAGTGCTAAACCTTTATGTGTCAAGTGTATTTTTACCGCGACACCCAACAACCGCCAGAAATAGTCACTTGATTGAAGTGCCAAAACTTTTTATAATTTATTTATTAAATCGAAAGGCGCTCTGACATGACACAACTTGATCTTTTCACCTTGGAATTGACCGATGCGGAACTGGCCAAACTGAATGCGCTCATCCGTGAAATTTGTGATGAATGTACCCTACACGACGAATTTTTTGAATTTGAACCCGGATGTTTTGTTGAAGTATAATATTCTTTTAACAACGAGTAGCAAAGGAAAGCTATCATGACCACCGAAAAAATGGTTAACTATACTGACGCGCAAACCAAGGAACTTGTCGAGCGCTACCAAGCTGGCGAGACTGTAGAAACTCTTGCCGAAACTATGGGCAAAACCACGCGTAGTATCGTGGCCAAGCTCAGCCGCGAAGGTGTTTACAAAACCACCAAGCGTGTTGCGGAACACCGCGTTAAGAAAGCCGAGCTGGTTGAGCAACTGGCTAGTGCTTGCGGTGTAGCACCTGAACTCTTTGATAGCCTGGAAAAGGCCAATCACGAAGTACTGGTGCAGCTGGTTAGCCGGCTCCGCTAAGCAGGTTTAGGGTCCGGAAAAATTGACTTGATCTGTGACCCTAAACCATGTATAATAATATCTTAGACAGTCAGATAAGGGCAACAAGTTACACCAACAGGTGTAGCCCGATCGTACAGACCCACTACCACGAAAACCAGCCAATGTTAGTCGGCACAACTGTAGTCAGGTGGTCTGGTACAACGACTGTCAGAATTTTTTACTTGATTTTGCTTGTTGAATCATAGTATAATATTTATATATTATTAAGGGTGTCAGCGGTCACTAAGCTAAACATAGTGATACGACTTAATTGTGGAGAAGCTACTCACCGAGCCACAGCCCTAACCACAGAATACGGGTAAACAAGGTGCTGTGTTTGCAGCATAAGTTTTTGATTGGTGTTGAATAACACGCCTATACACCAGCCCAACTTTAAGTTCCTATAGTTTAGAGGCCAAGAACGCTGCCCTTTCACGGCGGTAACCTCGGTTCGAATCCGAGTAGGAACGCCAGGTATCCCTCTGACGATGGCCAGCCCAATGGCCGAAACCCCAAGCACCGAATCTGGTTGCTGCTAGACTTCAACACTAGCACCTATATTCAGCTTAGGGTCAGGGAGTTGCAGTAGCCCCGGCCTTTGGCCTAAAAGACTGTGCGGTGGGTTCTAGTTTTGCCACCGATATACATGTAACTAGACGCGGCAGTAAGCGATATATACTACAGTGCAGGCGTTGGAAGCGAAGCACTTTAAACAGAGCAGCTAACGGCCGTTGGCGCTCACAACCGCGGTAAAAACCACACCGGTTAATTAGTGGTTCAAAAGCCCCTGCAAGGTATCGCCCTTGGGGGCTTTTGTTTTTGGTGTGCGCTCTGCGCCATTATACCAGTGCAAAACCTTGCGCGTCAAGTGCCGATTCTTGAGCTGACTGACCCTAAACCGCCATAAGTGTGTCCATCACGCAAACATAAAAAAAGCCCCCAAAGTGTTGAAACTTTGGGGGCTTTTGCCATTTATCGCCAATTTTTGCGGTTTAGGGTCAAACAAGTGCAGTTTGCTCCAATTTTCTTTGTAAGAGGATCAGCACCTGCTTGTTTACCTTCTCCAGGGACTCCAGTTGGTCCGGTGGGACGTCCAGAAGCTCTGCTAGCCGGTCGATGTGCTCCGATTTTTTCACGGGGACCTCACCTCGCTTGTTGAGGTACTGCTTTTTCTGGTACACGCCCAGACTGCTCAGCTTTGCAATTACACTACGCTCTGGTACTTCCAGCCGTTGTGCAAGCTCTAGCACTGGTGTGCCACCCTTATAGTCCTCAACCAATTTGTCTGTAATTTCTTTTGTATACTTTATAGCCATGGTGGTAATGAATTTTGTGGTGCTTTAAATTGTTCTACAATCCTAGTGCTGCCTTCAAACAAGTCCATACTGATTAGTGGCTTAGGCTGATTGTCCCAATTTTTGGGGTCTAAGATCATATACTGTGTGCGTTTTGCTGGATGTGCAAGCCAAATCTGGGTGAGCATTGTTTGTGTTAGCTTAGGCAAGTGTCCCAGCTTAGTGTCTTTGATACCTGTTAGTGACCAAGTAGATTCAGCAGGCTTTAGTTGGCCTGCTTTTGCTCCGGTTTTGTTCATCAAACCTTTATTGCGGATCTCCAACAACTCGTCTGACCCTAAATTGTCGTAATCTACCTGAACTGCCTCCAGCAGCTTAGGCTCCAGCAACCACTCTAAATTTTGGCAGCCCCTAAACTGCTCGTATAACACACCTTGATACTTTTTAAATCCAGCTAGGATAATGGGTGTAAGCGTAGCATACTCTGGATGCTGTGTTTGTGATCTTAAGAATAGTGATCTAGGGATCCTGGTAAGCTTCCACAATGCCTGCTGTTTAGGGTCTTGACCAACATTCTTCTCCATAGTTTGCTGTATGTTAATCACTCCATCCACTAGGGCTAAACTCCACTGACCAAAGTTGGCTACCAGTTGGGGTAAAAACCATTGCTGGTGGGATTGCAGTTCAGTTTGCACAAACAGTTCAAGTTCCGTGGTTGTGAGTCCGTTGATTTGTT